GGTAGTCATCCAGCCGCGCAGCGCCGGCCGGCTTCGGGGTGGCCACCATCGTCAGGGTGCCTGTCTGCCGCCTGGCCCGGAAGTTGCGGGCCTGCTGCAGCGCCTGCGCATGCGCCTGGCTGCGCTTGTAGTCGCCGCCGTCGGCTGCGAAATCGAAGTTGGCCGCAACCATCGCGGCCTTCTCCTCCCACACATCGGCCGCCGCCAGGTTCAGATCCCAGTTGCCCGCCCAACCGGTATCCGTCGGCACGTAGCCATTGGCGTCCGCCAGCGGATACCGGTCGATGTATTCGGCCAGGTCGATGTCCGTGTAGGTGTCGGTCGTCGGTTCCGCCACCAGCCGGCGCAGCCTGGCGACCCACGACGCAGGAACGGTTACGGCCATGCGCTACCTCGCTCAGTCCACACGGATGTACTGCACGAACAGGCGCCCCGTAAAGCCGGCGGTTGAAGCTGAACCGGTCGCCGTGATGTACTCGGTTGCGCCCCATACCTGCGCCGCACCTTTGGCGGCCAGCGCCGTCATGCCGTGGTAGGCCACACCGGTGATGGCGCCATTGACCGCCAGCGCGTTGATCATGTCGGTGTCGCTGGTCGTGGCGTTGGCGGCAATGCCAACGTTCAGGTTGGCGGCGCCGGTCGACGGCGTGTCAACGTAGAGCTTGACGTCGGTGATGATGAGCGGCACACCTTCAGGATTCAGGCACGCTGCAACCTCGCCGCCCGCAAAGAGCGCAGCGCCGGTCAGCGGAATCTCCAGGTAGCCACCTGCGAAAGAATTAGGCATTGTCTGTTAGTCCCCCGCCTGCTTAGGCGATAGTGCACTGATGCACGCCGGTGATATACCACTTGCCGCCATAGGCGATCAGGTTCAGCGTGTCGCCGACGGCGCCGCTGAATGTCGCCACATCTTCACCCGCACCGCCGCCGCCGAACGAACTGGCGGAGGTGACGGTACTGGCGTGCGCCGTACCGTTGATGATGGTCAGCCGCTTGAAGTTGTCCGTTACGTCGGTCGGGTCAGCCAACGTCGCCGCCACCACGCCCGGAACGGTTTTGCTGATGACGCAAACGCCGTTCTTCACGGTGATGGCGCCATCGGCAACCAGTAGCTGGTAGCTGTTGTCAACCAGATTGAGTTCTGCCGCTGACGACGTGACCAGCGTACCAGCCAACTTGACGCCGGCTTCCATGTCCACCACGACCGGGAAGCTCCCAGGATAGAAACCCATGTCAAGCCTCCTTTAGGCCGTCAACACGGCGAACGGTGCACGGCTGGCCGCAGTCTGCTGCATGCGGTTGATCGGGTTCGGCAGTGCGAAGCCCAGCCGCATGACGGCCCGCAGCGCAACCATGTCCTGCTGCGCCAGGTTGTAGATGGTGTTGCCGCCGGCGTCCTGAATGACTGCCTGATCCAGCACCTTATAGGTGATGTCCTGGCGCAGAGCGTACACAAGCTGGTTCCACTGGCCAGAGACGATCCAGGCCGTGGCCGCACTGATGGCGCCGTTGACCGGGAAGTAGATCGGGCTGCCGTCCAGGTCGTAACGGGTGCTGTCCTGCATGTTCGTGCGAAAGATGGGATCGCCAACGGTGCTGCGCACGTTGCGGAGCTTGCGCTTCATGCTCATGTCGGCGACGTGCCCGGTAGCCATGAAGCCGTCCGCTTCGAGCAAGCCCAGCGAACCGGACACCGCGCCGGCCGTTTCGCCGAGCAGAGCCTCATACAGGTCCGTATAGGCGGCCGCACTCACGGTGTTGCCGGCCGCGGTGGACAGCGCCACAAGGCCGGCCGCGCCCAGGTTCGTGGTCCAACTGGCCGGGATGTTCGTGCCGTACAACACAGCCTGGTCAATCGCCACGCCGAACGCCTCGATCAGCGCGGGGCGTACCTCGCCCCAGATGTCGAAACTGGCGTCATCCAGCACCGCCTCGGGGACCGGCACAATGACGGCCAGTTCCTCAGCTTCGATGTACTTGTTCGCCCAGTTGACCTCGCTGGTCTGCTTCAGGCCGCTGTCACCACTGACGAAGTAGGCCGTCGCCAGCGCACTCATGACCGGCAACCGGCGCTGCTTGACACTCATGTCAGTCAGGCGCCGCGCCAGCCGCATGACGATGCTCGTCTCCGGCAGCGTCTTGAGAATCTCGGTCGACGCATCTTCGGGAATCAAAGCCGCTGCGTCGGTGCGGCTGATCAGGGAATTGTACGCCATCGTTGTTGCTCCTAGTTGCTACTGTGTCCTACCCGCAGCTGCGCGGATAAACGCGTTCATAGATTGTCCGTCGCCGGCCCCTGGCTGCTTCGAGCCACTACCGGCATTGGCCGACGGGGTACCCGACTTGGGGAGCGACGCCATCAACTGCTTAGCGTCAGCTTCGATCTCTTCCGGCGTGTCACCACGCAGTCGATCCGCCAACGCCACCGGCACATTCAACCGGGCCGCCACATCGCGCCGAGTCACGGCCAGCGCTGCCGCCGTTGCCCGCTGTTCAGCCTCTTGCAGCTTGGCGACCGTGTTCTCGTACAACTTCTTGAACTCGCCGGCCTCTTCCGCCGCTTTGCGCTCGGCGTCCGCACGCGCCTTCGCCGCCGCGCCTTCGCTGCGCTGCTTCTCCTTCGCCAACCGCTCGGTCAGAATGCGGTCGAGGTCGGCCTGTGTGAATGTGCGCTGCTCCCCGTTGTTCTGGCTCTCGCCTTCGGCCCCGGTTGCCGCTTGCCCGCCCTCTGCGGTCGTCGTTTCGTCTGCCATGTCTCTCCCCGGTTTTTACCGCCCCGGTCGGCGTGGAAATGAAAACGGCGCACCCCCAGAGTACCCCCTGAGAATGCGCCGTGTGTCAGCGTTTCACGTCGCCTTCGCTGCTATGGTCGGCAGCGGTGCGCTATTCAGTTGCACGTAAGGATAGCACAGATTGCACCCGAATTCAACGGGTCTGCTGATTTTCCAACTTGCTGGCGTTCTGCACCGCCCAAAGCGGCTCACTGCCGTTGTCGGGCACAATGACGATCAGATTGTACGCCTTGCCCGGCTCCAACTGCGAAATGCGCAGCGCCAACCGCACAAACCAACGCGGCAGGGCGCGCTCTACATCGGTCATCGTGCGCAGTGGATCAGTCACAGGTCACTCACCCTCGTCGGTCGCAGCGAGCCGCCCCACACGTCATCCCAGTCACGGCTCACCAGGTCGTCCAAAGACACAGCCCGGGCCCGCCATGCCTCGTAACGACCGCGCCCCATCATGGCGCGCTGTGTGCTGTCCGGCTGGCGCCTGAACCACTGCTGCCCCGTCTCGTACTGCGTCGCCGGCACGTTGCGCAAAACCGGCAGCAGCGTGCATCGGCAGTTATGTGTTATAATACCTTCAGCGATATACCAACCCGTACTAGTCTGGAGGTTGTACACATGACCGCTAAACTGCCTGCGAGTAAGATTGACAATGCCATCCGCGATTACGCCAACGGGGATAGCGACAGCGTTGTTTGCGCCCGCTACGACATCGGCAGAACTACGTTGTTCCGATACCTGAAACGGAACGGAATCCCAACCCACGATAGGCGTATGCCCATGCCAATTGCCGAAATCATCAGCCTCTACGCCGTCGGTGAATCTGAGAATGCCATCGCCGCCAAGTATGGAATCAGCCGCAACGTAATTCGCAGGCGCCTGATTGAATCCGGCGTGGAAATCCGCGGGCAAACCGAAGCTAACCGGCTCTTGCAATCCAGCCGGACGCACGAACAACGAATGGCTTACATTGCCGCCGCTCATACTGCCGTGCGCGGGAAAAAGCGCACGATTGAAGACCTTAGCAAACGTGCTATCGGTAAGGAACGTATGCAATCCCATGCTTCCGAAACCGAACGGCAATTCGCCCAATGGCTGACTGATTACGGATTGTCGCCAGTCATGCAAAAAGCCATCGGCACGTACAATATCGACATCGCCGTGCCCCCCGTCGCCGTGGAAATCTTCGGTGGAGGTTGGCACGCTTACGGCAGCCATGCCGCCCGCTCTAGCAAACGATTCAACTACATCCTCAATAATGGATGGGCTGCCGTCGCTATATGGGTCAGCAGTAAGTATTGCCCGCTGACTGTCGAGGCTGCTGATTACGTTGTCGCCTTCCTTGAGCAAGTGCGCGGCAACCCATCCCTTATCGGTCAGTACCGGGTGATTCGGGGTGACGGTAAGGACGTTACCATTGACGGTACGAATCTCGATTACCTCACCGTCAAACCATCGTTTGCTCGTGGCTAGGACAGATGGGCTATTGACGACGGTTCCGCCCACAATGCAATTCGGGTGCTGGTCGAAGCTCTCTCCCAGTTCGTAATACCGCCCATCGGCAAACAGGCAGGCGATGCACGTGCGGCTGTCACGCGCCGACAAGCGCCGGTAGCCCATCACCACGTTGCTGGCCCGGTAACTCTGAAGCGTCGTCTCCCGGTACACTCGCAACTGTTCCGTGCGGGCGATGGTGGCCATGCGGGTGAACGACTGGCCCAGCCCCTGCCGGATGGCGCGCCGCGCCACCTCCAGCGGATTGCGGCCCAAAGCGATGCCGTTGACAAGCTCCTGCGCCATCGCATCGGGGCCGGCCGCCGCCGCTTCGTCGAGCAAGGCGCGCACGGGTGACCCGTCGCCGGCCAGGCCGATCATGTTCTCGACCGCCGCCACCGGCAACTGATTGAACTGCACCACGATTTCCGCTTCGGCGGCAATAGCCTGGATTGTCGCCTGACTGTGGCTGAGCGCATTCAGTGCCATTGTCCGCTGCCCGTCCACGATGCGCCCGTTGAGATAGCTGGCATAGCGGCCCAACTCGGCATCCACCTGGCGCTGCAACTCCTGATAACGACGACTGCGTTGCAACTGGCCCATGGTCACACTGCCGCCATCGCGCTGCAGTTCCAACGCCAGCGCATCGACCTGCACCTGAAGCGCTTGCTCGACGCCCAACCAGCGGCGCGCCGCTTCCGCCAATTGCGCCTGCTCATTGCGCAGGAGGTCAGCGCGAAAGCCGTTGATGGCATCAACTACCAGCGGTGGCATCGTAATCCTTTGTAATGCAGAGATACATGTCTAGCGCCAGGCTGCCAACACTCAGGTCGATTCTCGGTTCGTGATGCGCCAACGCCGCGTACAGTTTCAGATACTTTTCGCGCGCATCACTCAGTTGCTGCAAGCGAAACTGCACCTCGGGCAAGTCCTTCACCGAAACCGAAAGATTCATGGTTTGCGGCATTACGCAGCCTCGCCCTTGATCGCATCTTCGATTGCGACGCCGCCAAAGGTGCCCCTGACGTTGGCAAAGAAGCTGATTGTCACTTTCGTTGCCTCGTGCACGCCGGCCGCCAGCACAAAGTCGGTCACACCGCGCATCTCCACGCCATCGATAAGCACCTTGTTATCGTGGCTCGGAAACGCTCGTAAATCCACCGTTACCGTGTGGTACTTATCGATAGCGTTCATGCGTTTCCCCCATCAAAATCACGTTGCGCCGCACTCAACACGGCGTCGGCATAACTACGCTCGCGCAGGCGCTCCGCTTCCCGGTCCCTGTCAAGCTCGGCGAGATCATCTGCGGTCCATCCCCGGTCACGCAGCGCATTGTCAAGCGGCATGCCAGCTTCAACCAGAAGCTTCAGTATCTCCGCATCGGTGCGCGGTTGCACAGTCGCGCCCGGCAGGTATTCAGCAACGATGTCTTGCTGGCGTGCGGCGCTGCCCTCTAGCGCCAGCAGGAACGCCGCCAGGTCGCGCCACGTCGGGATGAGCGTCGCTTCCAGGCGGTCAACTTTCTTGTTCAACGGCGCTTCCATCGCAATCAGCGCCTCGCCCGATGGGTCGCCACCTTGTACAAAAAAGTAATGCCGCGGCGTACGCGTGATAATGCCGATGTCCGCCGTTAACTTATTGATGGCTTCGAGGTAGTTGGAAAGCGGCATCGCCTGGAACTGTCCGGCCGTTGTCGGTTGCATACCATCTTCGCCGGCAACCAAATCCCAAATGCTGTTGGGCGCGGCTTTCAGACCTTTGACCCCGGCCATGCTGATGACGTAACGCTGAGGGAACGCGCCGAATTCCGCCGCGACCATCATGTCGGCCAGGGTCTTGTTGACCATGTCCTGCACTGGCCAAGCGTTGGCAAGCTGTGACTTCACCTTGCGCCGGTTGCTGCGAAAGTGAAACACGGGGATCTGACCGTAGGGATTCTCCACCACCGGCTCATCCCCCCACGGTTCGAACGCTTTGGCGCTCGGCTCCTCGCCGACTTTGTACTCGCGTTTGCTCACGTAGTATTCCAGCCGGTCAGGGTAGTACAGGGTCAGGCGCACGAGGCCCGTGTCGGTGTTCCACCACTTGGCCGCGAAGCGCAGTTGGCGCGGGTTGTCGCTATCGTACTCGGCATGACACAGCCGGGCATCGTTGTGGTACGCCTGTGCTGTGCCGTCGTCATCTAGCCAGGCAATGACGAAGCTTTCGCCGGTCACGCTCACATCCTCGTGGATCGTGTACTCATCGTCAACCAGCCCCGTCTCTTCCCATAGCGCCGCCAGTTGCTGGGACATGGCCGAGTCATCGCTGACGTGCGGCGTGCGCAGTTCCATGCGGTCAAGTACGCTGTCCACTACGACGGCACACCAGTTCTCGGTAAAACGGGCGTCAAGGCCACTGAAGACCTCGCGCAGGCGCTCCGAGGTGTAGACCAGCGGCACTTCGCCGTCGTAATAGCGCCAGAGCTTGTCATAGCGTGGGCG